TGGCCACCGGGGAAGAACGGCAATTGTGCACCTCCTCTACAACCCACGCCGACCCTGCCTAACCATGGCACCAGTAGGAGTGGGCCCCTGTAGTGGGTCAAGGTGTGCGACAGTCAGTGGTAGAGTAGACAATCCTGACCGGGCAATAGGACTGCATTGCATATCCTTAGGTGGTATTGAGAAACCTCTGCCACCCACCGGCGTGGATCTCTATGGGGGGGGCCCCATAGACTGGGTCTATACTGCCTGATAGGGTCGCGGCTGGTCGACCACTGACTGTATAACCAGTTGTACTCAACATGGCTTTCAAATTTACCTCACGCAACCCGACCACTGAAGTTTACCGAGCCCATGGAATCTTCCATGTGTTTCACACGCAAGGACGCACTTGCACTTATACGCGTGTCACTCCAAGCGCTCTCAAACAGAGGGGGCGCGCGTATAATGTTGGTCTGGCTATGTCCACCAATTCGACTGGAAACAAACCCCAAGTTGCACAAGCAGGAGGGAATGTATATCAGATTAACTACTATGGTTCAGACTATGCAGTTGCCAAGGGTGAGGCCACCACGCAGATGGATCCGGAGAAATTCACCAGGCCCGTCGCGGACATTCTTGCATCCAAAGGGACGGCGCTGAAATCTCCTACGGTGGAAGAGTGCGGGTTTTCCGACCGTATTATGCAGATCACCTCTGGAAATTCAACCATCACCACCCAGGAGGCAGTAAATGCAGTGGTCGCGTATGGTTGTTGGCCATCATTTGACTCAGGAGCTGGGGAGGCCATAGATAAGTTAACTGATCCAGGTCCCTCTGTGGACAGGTTCTACACTCTGGACTCAATTGAGTGGAGCACCACCACACAAGGCTACTATTATAACCTGCCTGGTTGCCTTACCAACCTTGGGATGTTTGGGCAGAATTGCGCATACCACTACTTGATGAGATCTGGCTTCTGTGTCCACATCCAAGTTAATGCCTCTAAATTCCACCAGGGCACCCTCATGATCGTTGCTGTGCCGGAGTGCCAGTTTCCGGGCGAACCAACTGCAGAGTTTGGTACCATACCAGACACGCTTCGCACAGAGTTTTGGAAGCAGTACCCGAGGTCCCAGCTCACGATATTCCCCCATCAGTTTATTAACCTCCGCACTAATAACTCCTCGACCCTGATTCTGCCCTACGTCAACGCCACCCCGGCCGAGAATGCCCTTACACATAGCTATTGGACCCTACTTCTAGTTCCCCTGGTTCCTCTCGAGTATAGTTCAGGGGCTACAACTCGGATTCCCGTGACTATATCAATTGCCCCTATGTGCTCATCATTTTCTGGCCTGAGGAACCGGATACCCCTTGCTCAAGGTATTCCAACATTCCAAGTACCGGGATCCGAGCAATTTGTCACTACCCTCCGCAATCCTGGTTACCCACTGTACCCGGAGTACCAGAAGACACCACCCCATCATATACCAGGTAGGGTAACAAATTTGATGGAGGTGGCGGAGGTGGACACTTTATGCAATCTATCAGATACTGAGGTGTTGTACATCAATGCAACAGGGTCTGCACCATTGGGCGAGAACCTGGGCACCTGGGATCTTTCATTACAGGGTAATTTATTATCCCCCACCTACCTCGGTCGCCTGTCGAGATTCTATACCCATTATAGAGGCTCTATCAACTTGACTTTCATGTTCTGTGGCTCAGCCATGGCCACGGGAAAGTTCCTCATCTCCTATACTCCTCCCGGGGGGGACGCCCCTCGGACGCGGCAGGATGCCATGCTGGCCACCCATGTCGTATGGGACGTTGGTCTCCAGTCAAGTTGCTCATTGGTGATCCCATATATATCCCAATCCCAATATAGATTCTCGAACATATCTGGGAATAAACTGTCTTATGATGGGTATATCACCCTGTGGTACCAGACCGCCGTTGTCACCCCACCAAATTGTCCCAATCAGTGTGCGCTTGTTTGTTTCGCTTCTGCCTGCAAGGACTTTGAGATGAGATTGCCTGTTGATTCAGCCTATTTCCAAGGACTAGGTGATGACCTTTCGAAGGTGATAACAAGTGTCACGAAGGACATCACCCAACCACTTATGGAGCCGGTAACTGGTACTGTGGCGTCACTACCACAACAGCTCTCACTGCAGGTGGGTGACGGCTCGGCTCTCGCAGCACCTGAGACTGGGGTCTCGGCGACTACTGAGCCGGAGCAGATGATGGAGACGAGGGTTTCAACAGTGCTATACAGCAAGTATGAGACAGGAGTGGAATACTTCATGTCTAGATATGCCAAATTTAGCCAGATTGAATTGAAGAGGGCCTCTGTGTACCATGATAAGATACCACTGTACTTCAACGATACGCGGGCTACTCAGCGCGCTATCAGGACCAAGTACCGGATGTTCACATACGTGCGTTGTGACTATGATGTTGTCCTTCTTGCCAGCACCAACAGGGTGGATGGGTCTGGCACAGAGAACCAGGTAAACACAGACCATGAGTTCAAGTTGCAGGCCATGTTCTGTCCACCCGGCTCACCACAGCCTACCAACTTTGATTCACCCGAGTGGGCCTGTCCTACAAATCCCTCTATCTACTTCCGCCTCAAGGCTGCCCCAGCCTCCTTTAGAATACCCTTTATGGGCATCTCGTCCGCTTATGCCTCCTTCTACAATGGTTACTCCACTTTCACACCACAAGCTGCAAAATATGGCGAATTTCCAGGGAACTACCTGGGTGATCTGTGGGTGCGCCTTGTTGCTGATAATTCACGTCCTGGTAGTGCATCCACGGTGGTGGTCAATGTCCAGGCATTCTGCCGGCCAGTCAATTTTGAGGGCTACCTACCTCGCCCTATAGTTTCACTCAAGCCTAATGTCAGGGTGGGGCCCTCCAGGGGGCGTGTTGAATTCGTTGAGACAGGTGTCTCCATGGAGATTGGGGTCGGCCCTTTTGGTGCTGACGCGCGACCCTGTAATGCTGGCCCTCGCAGGAGTGGCTTAATACCTGACCGCCTGGAACGGACCTATGAGAAAGTTTGGCTCGCGCACCACCCCAAAGGTTTTACGTTCAATGTCGTCCCGCTACATAGTGACATTGTCCTCATACCGTTTCACCTGTTCTCAACAAACCTCATGTTTTCTCATGGCGCTGTGTACCACTTCTCCGAGTACAAACCAGTGTGGATGTCCATGACTTATGACGTTGCAGTCTTGAAGCTAGAGAAACCTACCTTCCATTGTAGCCCCCCCATCTGTCTACATGGTTGTAGATCAGGATGGCTCAAGTGTGTGACTAGGGAGATATGCATGTCCATGCGGGTCCAGGGCTTCGACCTGGACACTCTGGAGGTTGGAGAAACTGAATGGGTGGGTGCCCACACCCAACGGGGCCTAATCTCCTCGCAGGGGCCCGTGCCCTATGGTTCCTGTGGGTCCCCTGTGATATGTGAGCATGGAGTATGCGCTATAACCACAGCGACCAACAGGAAACAGTCCTTCTTTACCAAGATGTCTGAGATACCGTATTTTCAGGCGATGGAGCAGGGCCCTGGTGATTGGCTAGCGGGCATCTTTGAAAATATGGGGGGTGCTTTTGGTGAGGGGCTCATACAACCAATTAAGGACAAACTGGATGACATCCGGGCCAACCTCACGCCCAATACCATACGGAGTGACCTTACCAAGACCACGATCACCACCCTTGTAAAGATTATCTGCGCCATGGTCCTCATATCCAAGGCCTACGACAAGGTGGAGACCGCAGCCCTTGTGGGTACAATGTTAGGCGTTGATTTCCTCTCTAAAGACCCATTTGAGTGGCTAAAAGAAAGGATCGCGGGACCCCAGGAACAGGGCTGGGCATCAGATCTCTCCAACTGGATCAAAGAGTTCAACGCCGCGTGCACCGCTGCAAAGGGTTTGGAGTGGATTGGCCAGAGGCTTAGCCAGTTTGTGGACTGGGTTAAATCCTTCTTTAAGAAAGAGGATAGGAGACGGACCCACTTCATCAAGGGCCTGGAGAAGCTACCCATGCTTATGGAGACCTTTGATAAGATTTCCACCTCCCGTGGACAGTACAGTCCGGAAACCGTCAAGCGTGTTTGCACCGCTTTCCGTGAGTTGAAGCGTGGGGCTGACATTTATGGTGGTGAGAGGAATTTCGCCACCGGACAGATCCTTTCCTACTACAAGAGGGCCATGGCAATGCTTAAGTCTATGTCGTCGGGGCGGATAGAACCAGTGGCCATTCTCATCCACGGAGGGCCTGGAAAGGGTAAGTCACTCATCACAGAGACCATGGGCCGCCAAATTTGCAAAGTAATGGGCTCTTCTCTCCCGTATTCCCTCCCCCCCGACCCAAAGTATTTTGATGGGTACACCCAGCAGCCAGTTGTGATTATGGACGATGTTGGACAGAACCCTGATGGGGAAGATCTCAAACTCTTCTGTCAGATGGTATCCAGCACGGAATTTCAGGTCCCCATGGCAGATCTGGAGGATAAAGGCCTTTTATTCACCTCTCCATACGTTCTTGCAACGACAAATTGTGATCGTCTGGCCCCCCCAACAATCGCCGAGCCTAAGGCCCTTGAGCGGAGGTTCGTTTTTGACCTGGATATTCTCCTGGAGAAGGACTACACTGACCGTGCGGGCCGTCTTGCGGCTGATGAGGCCCTCACTCAATGTTCCCATCCTGCGACCAACTTCAAGAGGTGCTGCCCACTTATATGTGGAAAGGCCGTGAAACTGAAAGATCGGAAGTCAGGTATCACCTACTCCGTTGATGACCTTCTCACCTGCCTCTATAGGGAGTCAGCGCGTCGTCAGAGGTGTGGGGATAAGCTAGACGCTCTTTTCCAGGGTATTGAAGATGAAATCAGGATGCTGCCAGACGCTTACAGACAAAAGATGAAGGTAAAACATCAGATCCATGATGGTGACCTAGGGTTTGAGCGTGTACAGATGGTCCCTGACCCAGAGGAGTGGTTCGAAACTGATTGGGATAAGATGCCTCATATCCTGAAGACGATCGACGAGCAGGTGAAGGAGGGGATCATCCAGGATAAACCCATGCCTAATGAAGTGGCTGATCTGCTTAGGGCCTTACGTGGTGATGAAAAGGTTGTCAAGTACTGTCAGGAACAAGGGTGGATCCTTCCTCCTGATCTAACCCAGATCAGAGTGGAGCGAGATGTCAAGGTCACCATAGAACAGGTGGCAACGGGACTATCAATCCTAGCGAGTATCGCAACCCTCGCCTCCTTCATATATTTAGCCTATAGGATGTTTGCCTCTAGGCAGGGTCCTTATTCAGGAGAATCACCCGCCCCCCTCAAGGCACCAGTTCCCCGTAGGGTTGTGGTAACCCAAGGTCCTGACTCTGAGTTTGCCTTGAAGCTCATGTCCACCAACCTGCTCGATGTTCTTACCGCCAAGGGACACTTCTCTGGGCTCGCAGTGTGTGACACTTGGATATTACTTCCCATGCATTCAGATCCCGGTGATGTAGTTTCGGTGGAAGGCAAGGAAATGGACGTGCTAGAGAGAGTGGACCTGAACAATGAGCAAGGTGCTCTCGAACTCACCTTGATCAGAATCAACCGTCCCACCAAATTCAGAGATATTAGGAAATTCTTCCCCCCTGCCTTTTCAGCGGAGAGAGACTGCACACTTGTTGTGAATAACAAGAACTTCCCTAGGGTGATGCTCCCCGTGGGTGCAGTCACGGCCTTCGGCTTCCTGTCTCTCTCCTTTCTCCCACGGTATAACACCTGCACCTACCGCTACCCCACGAAGATGGGGCAGTGTGGGGGTGTAGTGCTCAAAGCCGGGAAGATAGTGGCCATGCATATAGGAGGGGATGGCCTAAATGGCTACGGTGCCATACTCACACGCAAGCACTTCGCGTTTATGGAGGGGGCCATTGTGTCCACATCTCAGGCCCCAAGGCCTATCAACCTCAACACAAAGACCACCCTAAGGCCGTCCGTGTTCTACGACACCTTTAAAGGGGAGAAAGAACCTGCAGCCCTACATGTCAAGGACAGACGCCTCGAGGTAGACCTTGAGAAGGCCATGTTCTCAAAGTACAAGGGCAACCTTGACGTTGAGTTCCCACCAGAGCTGTCCCTGGCTGTGGACCAATACGTTGAGCAGATCAGACCATTGATACCCCCGGATGTGACTGACCCCCTATCCTTGGAGGACGTTGTTTATGGCATTGACAACCTCGAGGGACTTGATTTGAACACGTCAGCTGGGTATCCCTATGTCACCATGGGTGTGAGGAAGAAGGATCTCATCCCTGAGCGAGGCCAACCCCTAGGCGCATTGGTAGAAGCCCTAGACCTACATGGCTATGGACACCCATATGTGACCTACCTAAAGGATGAGCTACGCCCTATAGAGAAGGTGAAACTAGGGAAGACCCGGTTGATCGAGTGTAGCAGCCTCAACGATACAATCAGATTCAAGACAGTCTTTGGTAGATTCATGCAAGTTTACCACCGTAACCCTGGAACCATCACCGGCTGTGCGGTTGGCTGTAACCCAGATGAGCATTGGTCACAGTTCTACCATGAGTTTAAACAGGAGCCAATTATGGCATTCGATTATAGTAACTATGATGCATCCCTCCACCCCATTTGGTTTGACGCGCTCAAGATGATATTCCGGAAATTGGGGTATTCAGAGAACGATTTGGGATTGATTGATCATGTGTGCTTTTCGAAGCATATTTACAAATCTACTCTATATGAGGTGGAGGGTGGCATGCCATCGGGGTGTTCTGGCACGTCCATCTTGAATTCGATAATCAACAACCTCATTATCAAGACCCTGGTACTTAGGACTTACAAAGGTGTGGATCTGGACCAAATGAAGATCCTAGCCTACGGGGATGACGTTATAGTGACCTACCCCTTCCAGCTGGATGCATCGATAGTGGCAGAGGAAGGGAAACTCTTTGGTCTCATCATGACTCCTCCAGACAAGACCTCCACCTTCAATGAGACCACTTGGGACACCGTCACATTTCTCAAAAGGAAGTTTGTACCAGACCACCAATTCCCCTTCTTAATCCATCCCGTTTTTCCTATGTCTGAAATATATGAGTCGATACGCTGGACTCGCAACCCTCAGCAAACCAATGAACATGTGGATTCGCTTTGTCGTTTAGCCTGGCATTGTGGAGAAGAGGAATATAATGACTTCATTGCCAAGGTGCGCACTGTACCTGTAGGGAGGGCTTTGTCATTGCCCACCTACCGCGTGCTGCGCGCATTTTGGCTTGATCTATTTTGATCCCCATCAATACTCAACTACCAGTCCAATCATAGGCTAATACTGATAGTTGAAGACATTTAATTGAGATTGGCAATT